TTTATTTTATCTTTTCCGATTCCGGCTATCAGACCGGCTGCAATGGCAGCTTCCACTTCATACTGAAATCGGTTGCAATAAATGCTAATACGCTCTGATAATGTCTTTCCGTGGTCTTCCCTGTTTATAAAAGCGACAATGGCATCTCTTTCCTCCTTTCTGTCATATACAGAAAGAGTTTCCGTGTAATCGTAAATTAACTCACGCAACTTACGGAGTACTTCGCTTACGTCCCGCTTTAAGTTCTCATTTGCAGAGAACCGGAACATTGCAGGCTGAATATCATACTTGAATGATATATCTATAATCTCTTTTGCCGCTTGTACAAGAAGCTCCTCCAAATGACTTTGCATAGATATTTCAGCCTGCAAACGTAATTTTATGAAATCCTTGGCATCCTGTATCTGTTTTTTTGTAGGTTGCTTCATTGCTTGTCATCTCCTGCCGGATTATGTTCAACTCCATTATCTGTGGCGAATATTTGCTGGGATTTCAATTCATAAAGAATGTCAGCCTGCTGTTCTTCCTTCTTTTCTTTCATAATCCTATCCCAGTCGCGAGGATTGCTGTACATCTGAATTTGCTCATTTGCGGTCTGCCGGGACAAGAACCCGTTTTGAACAGCAACTGCAAGATTTTGTAGAAGTTCAGATTCATTCAGATGTATATACGGCTTTATCCAGGCATATACATTCAAATTTTGCAAGTCAATAAGATTTTCGGTTTCCACCCCATAGCCATAAGTGAATATCTTTACCATATCGTCAATGAGATGGTTATATTCTTGGGCATCCTTCATGGCATTTTCAAAAGCAGGAGAATAAAGCAGCTTTATGGCTACACCTGGAAGGTCTCCGCTTCTTACTTCCGGTGGAATTACCGCAAAAGACTGCTCATAAATTAACTTGTATAAAGTATCAAGCTGCTTGGTAAAGGCAGTGGAAACATCTTGCTTGTTAAGATAACCGGCTTCATCATCCGGTCCCATTGATATACACTTTATAGTGCCATCAATCCCTCCCTCTATATTAATACTATCTCCCTCTCCTTTGAAATACATAATCGGGAAGGCGTAAGCTGTATTGTTTTGTGACAATTGCGAGAAAGCAAGTTCGTATTGCTCTATGCTGTCTTGTGAAGGAGACCAACAAGCGCCGGCTTCATTTCTGTGATAAGCCACAGGGATAAATGTAAAGCCATGTTCCTGAGAAGATATGAGTTCGTATCCGCTTAATCCAAACAAGTTCTTTATCACTTGCTTTATTTTGTTGTACGCCCCTTTCCCTTTTCTAAAGCGACGGAGATATTTCTCATCCCAAACTTCAAGCCAGTCTGTAACTGTATTTCCATTATTGTCAAAATCGGAATAGGAACGGGCAAACAATGTAAGCTCCCCTGTAACATTATCGAAATGGGGATATAACGTATCTCCTTTCTCAAAAGAAAGGACTTTCCAATAGAAAATTCCTTTTCGGAGATAACCTACAAATGCTGTGTCCCCCGTTATCTTTACGGATTTTGCCGCTTCATACCATGCTATCTCCATGTCCTTTACAGCCCATCCGGTTCGAAACTTAAAAAATGTATCCTTTACTTTTTCATTTTCGGTATCCCCTTCCAGCTCAAATTGAATGTCGTTTCCACAAAGATGAACCAGGTGTTTGATTGTTATAATCCTCTGAAACGCAAAAGCACATCTGATAACGGACTCTCTAAACCACTCTTTTGTTTCAGGGTCTTGTCTTAATCTGTCCGGATATACCAATGGGTCATTTATAGCATGTCCGGACGGCTCAAATTCCCTCAAAAAATCCATTTGAGTTATTATCTGATATGTCGGATTGTCTAAAGGCTCATTAACGGACAAGCTGCCAGATATAACCCCTACTGCTTGTTTGTATCCATTTGGCAATATTCTCCGAAACGGACGGCGTACCATAATCTGTCGTGTACTTATATTCTCCATAATCCTTTTGGTTTAGTGTGTTGTTTTCTTATATCAAAAATCTGTCTGTAAATCATAGCCTCTATAAAGTCGGGAGAATGGCCAACGTACTTTTTCATCACTTCCTTTTTAATTAAAGAGAAGCCTTTATCTGTGTCTGCATCCCGGATGGCTTTGCGTTCTTTCATCAGGATATTATAAAGTGTCATATCTGAATATCCGTTTCCTGAAAACTTACGCGACAACAAATCGGGGTTAATCGAAATTTCATCATTCTTAATCTTCTTAACGAGAATATCAGCGCATTGTGATTTCAGGGAAGAATAGATATATTTTATAGATTGTTCGTCAGCTTTTGTCGTTGGGATAGGAGCTGCCATATTATTAAACTTGACCGCGTCTGGGAATTTGCCCTTAAAATCCTGTCCAGGTCCATTCAAGTCAAAAACAAAGTCTTTCTCCAGGACTCCCCATTCACGCAACTTATATGCGACGCACTCTTCCGTCCGCTTGGAGTTATCCCGACTTACATATACGTCCTCTATATGGTTCCCAATCCAAAGCCACAAGACAAGATTATCTCCACCTTCATATGCAATATCACATGATACCTTTCGCTTATTATCTCCATATTGGGCGGAGTTGTTGAAGAACCGCTCCATGTGTTCGATTTTAAGAATATCGTCTCCAGTCGCTTTAAAATTCCAATTTCCTTCGAGGTCGCGAGCGCGGGATTCTTCATCCTGCTGGGCAAGATTAGCCGCATAATTTGAGTCAGCCTCAATCAATTTGATATTATCCTCCAAACGTGCCCGTATAAAGACGACTGACTTGACAAACATTGTTTTCTTATTAAATCCCAATTTTTTGTAAGCATCATTCCAAAGAGGGTCTATGATGGATTTACATTGTTCATATACCTCTTCTGGCGTGTCTCCCCAAAATATATTATTGGGAGAATCTCCATCCATAAAACAATATCTTTTCTTTCCATCGCGTTCTGGTATAGGATTCCCATCCTCTCCTATCCACCAATCTATAAAAACGCGCACCCAGCTATCCGGGTCCGGATTACAAGTACCCCAAAAACGGTTTTTAATACCATAAGCGTTACGGTTGCAAGTGATAAGGTATTTAAACTTGTCATAAGAACAATGGGTTATTTCGTCTATACCGATATAACAGAACTGTTTACCTTGAAAGCGCTTCTTGAAATCCTCAAAATTATCAGCAAAATAAGAAAACCACAGTTTTCCAGCGTTTTCTCCAAAATTCCAAGTCATATCCGATATAGAACGGTTATAAGTTCCAAATTGGGAGTAAATAAGATACGACGTGTTAATCATATCTCTAAGGTCATCTTTCTCGTTACGCAGAAGAACGGCATTAAAACGTGGATTTTTAATGTCTGGCAAGGATTCCATTAATAAAGTAAATGTTTTTGAACCGCCACGATTCCCTCCCATAATAACAATGTCGGCATCGGAAGCTAATGAGTTCTCCTGCCCGCCGGATTGAGCTATAACATTGAAATCATTTTTCAAATTACGCAACCTGTCTATGTATTCATAACTGAATACACCCTCCCCCTTTTTCGTATATACAATCTTGTCGTGTTCCATAAAAAAAATAAGCCGGCGTATGCAGTATAAATCCGCACACTCCGGCTTGAATCACAGCTCTATGAGTTATATATAATGCAAATATACGATTTATTATAAATTTTCTAATATTTCTCATATAAAAATACATATAAAGCATTGTATTTTAGAAAATATACTATATATTTGCAATACTAAATCATGTGATATGATAAAGATAGACGCTAAGCTGGATGAAAAACAGACCAGCGAAAAAGGGAATTTTGTAACATGTCCGGTGTGCGGGCAAAAGTTGACCGATGTAAAAATAATACACGGTAGCGTATTGTTTAGGACTGTATGCCGAAGATGTCGTAATTTTATCAGCGTCAGAATAGAAGAATAGCAATTTTACATATGCAAGCCTAAGAGCTTATTAGTGCACAAAGCACTGATAGGCTCTTTTTTTTATAACACAAACTAAATAAACACGATGGAGAAAGAACAAATCTTATCCGAACTGACGACCAGATTAGGACAAACCAGTCTTTCGTCACAGACATTAATGAAGTACATAGAATTGAATCCGGTAGCAGAAGGGGTGGAGCCTGATGACGCTTATTATAGCAAGGCGACATCTTTTCTTCAAGGAATGCAAGGGCAGTACAATCACGATGTCGCAACACAAGTTGAGAGTTTTAAGAAAAACTACAAACCTCAACAGAGTTCTCCTGACTCAGGAGAAGGAGCAGGAGATAACGTCCTTGCCGACAAGCTAAAGGAAATGGAAAATGAGATTTTGCTTTTGAAGGAAGAGAGAGAGGTGGAGAAAAACGCCGCGTCAATCAATGACTTAAAAGTCCAGTCTATGGACTTGTTGAAATCTCAAATTGAAAACGGGGGCAAAAATATCTGTAACGATGAAATCCTGAATATCGCCATATCAGACGTGAAAATCACCAAAGATATGGAAGTGGAAGAAATTGTCAGTTGCGCCAAACGCAATTATGAAAAAAGATACAAGGCGATTTTCGGAAATGGCGCTTCCCCAAGTATCAACCAATATGCAGAAACCGGAGAAGAACAGGCAAAAAGCCGCCGTGAAGCATTCAAAGACCGGCTAAGAGCGCAAGGGAAACTTCCTCGAAAACAATAAACACATTAAAACAGACAAAGAATGAGACAATTAGGAACTTTCAACACTATCAGTCAATCCCGGTCGGGATTTGGCGGAAATTTTCCTGTTTGGTCAAGAGTAAGAGAATTATATCAGGGTGGTGGTATGATTGATGTCGCCGGAATGGGATTAAAGTCTGGTGATATTATACATGCCGGCACAATGGTAAAATTCAATGGAGCAGGCAAACAGGTAGAGGTAATTACAGCAGATGGAGTGACTGGTGTAAAGGCAGTAGTGACGCTTACTATCACTAAAAAGGCATCCGGAAACGGGGATTTGTCTATTGTGTTAGGCGGGAAAAGCTATTCGGTTGCCGTAACAAGCGCATCAGAAAGTACCCCAGAACTGGTAGCTACCAAAATCGAAGGAGCAAAATCTTCTTTTGCAGAATGGGATGTAAAACGCAGTGGGGCTACTGTGACTTTCACGCAAAAAACCGCTGCCCAACTTTACGAGTACATGTTTATTCCAGGAAATACCGGAGTAACGGGAGATATTGAGGAAACTGTCAAAGGAGTTCCCGCCAGCGGAAAGCTAACCGATGTCAACGGCCTTGTATTTGAAGACGTATGTATCCCTGAAGGCTGTATCCTTGCAACATGCGCTGTTGTGCGCGCAGGCAGAATTTACGCAGACAGGGTGTTCGGTGGCGGCATTCCCAAATCGGTAGAAGCACAGCTGCCTATGATTGAATTTGTGCGTGAATCTGACGAATAAAGAAAGGAGAATAATATGTACACAAGAAACAAAGAATTTTACGACATTGTAGGAAAAGGTCTTGCAGCATTGGGATATACAGGGAATAAACCGCTGGAAGCATGGATTAATGACATGTTTGCCGAAAAATACAATGCGGAACAAACGTTCTCCCAAATGGGGTTCCCGTTAAATCCTAATATTCCTCTGAATCCCACATATGAGCAGATAGAAGCAACAGTCCGTGCATACACGCTGGCTACCTATGTGGATATTGACAGTGATGGCGCAACCAAATCTACAGACGGAATGTCCCTGCAAATGGGTGGATTGCCAACCTTCAAGCATGAGATTGTACTGAGCCGCAAAATCCTAAGAGAAAAAATGATGCTGATGGATGCCATCGGCAGTACCACTCCGGAAATTGAGTCTACAATAATGGAGCTTCTGTTTAATGGAGTGGACAGCTTACTTGGTGGTAACTACAATACATTCCTATACCAACGAAATCAAGTTGTATCCAACAAAGGTAAGCTAATCATTGACGCAGCTAACAACCCGCTTGGCATTGCATTGACTATAGATTTCGGTGTGCCTAAAAAGAATATCAAGGATTCTATCTGGTATAAGAAGCCGGAAAGCGAAGCGGTGCAGGAAGAAGCTTTGGGTACTACAATAGACCCGATAAAAGTCATGAGGCAGGTAAGACGCGATTCCCAAGAAAAGGATTTTGCCCCTGCTGGTCACTGGGAATGCTCCAAGACGACCTTTGAGGATTTGATTAACCTTCCGTATTTCCGCCAAATGTACACAGTTGCGACACGCCCGGATATTTCCGATAAAGGCATGCAGTTGGCATTTGCTAATCTTGTCCCCGATGAAACAATCAAAACTTTCATTGAAACGCGTATCGGTGCTGAAATCAGAATTGTCGATTCAATATCCGTAGTGGAGAAATATGACAAATCTTCCAAAGCTATACAATACAAGAATTTGCAAAGCTTTGAAGAGGGGGTATTGGCATATGTTCCAAATGAAGACCTGGGTGATGTACAATGTGGACGTCCTATTTTCATGGAAACACCGGGTGCCCGTACGGCATTGTATGACGGCGGCCGCACTCTGATACGTCAGGTATTCAATGATGAAACCATGACGCAGGTAATCAAATCAGAAGTGACCGGATTGGTTGTTCCTAATAAGGTTCGCTGGTTCTACTACTTGAACATTAAAGGTAAATAACCATGAAGGATTCTCAAAATACAAATACTGGCACTACCATAGAGGAATATCTCCGTGGTTGTGTCGGTTTTGAAGTTACGGACAGTGCTATTTCCACCATACTGATTGACAGGGGAATTGCACCGGGGACGGATGTCAGCACGTTGGAAAAACGCCAGAAAGACTTGTGCCGGGCAGACCTTTATATGTGGTGCGCAAGTACACCGAGCGTAACTGGAAGCGTAGAGGATGCCAATGGTGTATGGAAGCACAAGGAGGGTGGTACACAAAGCTCTGCCTATGACAAACGTAACCTTCGGCAAATGGCAAATGACATATACGCATTGTATGGAGAGAACGTCCGTAAATCATCTGTCAGAATTGTCAACTTGGGTATGAACATGAATAAAAGGTATCCGCTATGAAAGTAAATAATCCACGTTTTCCGCATACATGCAAAGTGTATCGTATTTCCGGAGAAACATCTTTTGACGAAGGGAACGAGACCGTATTGTATGTAGGGAGATGCCACAAGTACGGAAGCACAAGCCTTAGGACATTTACAAAAAGTAATGTCATAAAGAGTGATTATGCAATAGACATTCCTGGACTTGCGAAGGGCATCATTGCGGGAGACCTTGTGGATGTTACCGATTACGGAGGAAGTTTTGAATCATGCGTAGTAACGGATTGTTACCCTACGGAAATGGGAACAACGCTGTATTTCAATTTGGCTAAGAATTAGGGAAATGGGAGATAATGCTAAAGTCTTGGAAGAAGGCAAAAAAAAGATGAGAAATATCATTGATGAATATTTGCTGGATAGAATAACAGAAATCGGAATCAGACTTCTGCAAGACGGAGTAGTATCAGCCAAGTATCATAATGTAACCGGAAATACTCTAACTTCATTAGCTGTTGGAATTTATTATAGAGGCGGATTATCTCGTATAATTACCGCCGTCGTGACACAAGGATTAAAAAATCCCACCCGCCCCAAGCTTAGCAGAGGAGACGGTATTGGCGTGATAATGGTCCAAAGTTACGAAAGTGGTAAGTTTATTCCCATAAAAAAATACAACTTGGTTGACACCAACGGGGAGTACGGTTTAACCACTTCTGTAAATTTCCTCAAAGCATATAAAACTCCAAGTGACGGCATAGGATTAGTGATGTGTACAGGTACGGAATATTCTAACTACTTGGAGTCAAAGAAGGGGTTAAATGTATTGTCAGATACATTTGATTACGCGGAAAGCATTGCTAAAATGACCTTTAAACCAATGAAATGATATGGGGTACGAACAGGATTTTAAATACAAAGACGCGCTTAAATCATTGTTTGACGCAGCAAAGACAGTAAGTGAGAATGTGTTCACAAATGACCGTCCCGCTGCTGTGCCTAAGCAAATGGATAATTTCATTGTGGTGTCATTGCCCGGCTTGTTGTCTTCCATGACCTATGGCAGCGGATTTGGAAATATCCGTACCTATTGCACCATTGAAGTGTATGTCAGACAGAAAAAGGGAGGTGCGGAAGATTTGGAACAAATGGACACTATTGTAGGAGATTTTCTTTCCCTATTCCCCATCAGCGACAATTTCATAAGTGCCTCAAACCCCAAATTGACCTTGAAAGGAAATGACGGATTAGGGTTCAGCGCAACATTGATAAGGGCTGACCTTGTGATAAAGTAAACATAAAATAAAACGATTAAAACTATTTATTATGGCAATGAAAACAAAGCAGGAATTGAAAGATGTATTTAGCGGTCTTTCATCCATTATGTTAGTAAAGGGTGGCATTGCAAATTTCGCTACGGTAACTCCGGATTTTGATTTGCCCGTTACTGTAGATACCCTTTCCTTGTCCCAAGCAGAACCGACATTAAACCGTACAAAGGTACACGGTCTGCAAGCGGATTGGGCTGTTACCAGTACAGCAGGAGATATTACTTTCGCTGCTACCGTTCCAAGTGTAAGCAAGGAATTGGTAGAATATTTTCTTGGGAAAACCACTGAAATAGCGCAAGCGACTATCAACAACCAGCAATTCAAGGGATTCTCTACTGTGCTAAACAGCAAGAAACTGAACGTAGGATTTGCGCTTATAAGTGACGACGGAGAAAAATGTCTGCTTGTAAAAAGAATGGCCGTTTACGCACGCCCCTTGTTTGAGAATGCGTCCACTACCCCATTCGCTTTTGCGCTTAGCGGAACTATTGAACTTGAAGATGGCGCTTCGTCCGGCTCCTCTTCCGAAGATAATATCGCTTTCTTGACAAAAAAAGCCGACTGACCGTAGCTCCAGCTTCCCTGTCTTTTACCAGCGCGGCAGATAATACAGGGAAAACCATTACCGCAACAACCAAGGAAAGCTCTGTCTCTGCTTCATCAACGGAAACATGGTGCAAAACCTCGGTTAGCGGGAAAGTGGTGACGGTCAAAGTCTACGAGAATAACGGAGCAAAAAGAACTGCTACAGTCAGCGTATTCACCGCCAATGAGTTCAGTGCGGTGGAAGTTACCCAGGACGGTTCTTTGATTTAAAAATATGGCGGTGTGCGTTATTGCCGCCGCCTTCTCCTTTTTCACACATCACAATAACACAGCATGAACGATAAAACAATAAACCAACCTACCACAGCAGAGCAGAAAACGCTTGACGATGTACTGGAGAACAGCATAGATTATATTACGATAAGAGGAAAAAAGTTCGGTATAAAATGGCTGCACCGTGGAACAATACGAAAATTAACCCATGTCTTACATTCCTGCAAAAGTGAGGATGAAGTTACTGCCAAGTGTGCCTCTCTCATTATTCTGAATAATTGGTGGAAGATAAGACTTTTCCATTGGATATACTGGCGTATGCTATGGAAAAAATACACAGACACAGAGTTAACCGATATTGTTGTTATCGGTAAAAAAAAAGTGGAATTGCAGAAACTGGAATACTTGAATGCTACCATGTTCTTGACCGGAATGAGAGACACGATAATGACGATGACGAGAAAGGAAGCAGAACGTATCCTTCAAGAACTTCGGCAGGAGCAGCATTTGCAAACGGAGAAAAACACCCAGAGCTGACACGACCGTTAATTCTTCTTTGGGGAATGATTAATATCCCTAATTGGTATATGGACTGGGTATTGACCTGTGCTCAATACGAACTTCTGATGTGCGATGCTCCGATTGTAGTGTATGACAAAGCAGACACAGAACAAAAAACGCACACAGCGAAAGAAATGGAAGATTTAAAAAGGAAGTGGGAAGAAAAGAGAAAAGAGCGGGAAATGAAAGGGCAAAGACTTTCCCTCAATGATTTTATAGTAAACGGTATTAACGCTATCCCCCAAGATACAAAACAAGAATAAATATGGCAGACCTCGGAAATTTGAATTTTGGCGTTCACTTGAAAGATTATACAGAACAAGAGTACGAAGCTATCAAGAAAAAACTTGTGAATATGCACGTCACGACCAGTGCAAAGGTTGGATTAAAAGTAGATATAAAGGAGATTGAAGACAAGGTAGAAGCCTTGCTGAAAAACAAGACCTACAAGGTAAAGCTGGATGTAGATAGCGAAAGTATTAAAAAACTCAAGGAAGCTTTTAAAGGACATGGCGTTGATGCAAGCGAACTAAGAGCCATGAGGGGAGTTTCGCAGATAATCCGTGCAGATGCTTACGTTAACTCACAAAAAGCCCTTGAACAGCTTAGGATTGCCCGAATGCAGGCTGCAAAGGCTTCCGATACGCACAATGCGGCAATGAAGAGGACAAACACTACAATGTCTTCTCAATCACGGATAGCCGGAGAACTGAAAAATCAAATCGCCAATGTGTATTCCATATACACTTTAGAGCGTTTTGTAAGGGGATTATATACCATTGGCGGAGAGTTTCAGAAACAACGCATTGCCCTTACCTCCATTCTTGGAGACAGTATGAAGGCGGAAACCATATTCAATCGCATTAAGGATTTGGCGGTTGTCTCTCCGTTTCAGTTCAAAGAACTGGCTTCATACACCAAACAATTGTCCGCATACAGCATTCCGTATGAAGAGCTTTACGATACGACCAAACGACTTGCCGACATTTCCGCAGGTGTGGGTGTCGATATGGGACGTATCATATTGGCGTACGGGCAGGTGCGCAGTGCAGCTTTTCTCCGTGGGCAGGAATTGAGGCAGTTTACCGAGGCTGGTATTCCGTTGGTGGACGAGTTGGCGAAACGGTTTACTAAGCTTACGGGAGTGGTAACTTCCGCCGGAGACGTATTCGATAAAATCAGCCGGAAAGAGGTCAGCTTCGGCATGGTGAAGGATGTCCTTTGGGAGCTGACCGATGAAGGCGGCAAATTCTACAACATGCAGGAAGCCCTTGCGGAAAGCCTTGCTGGCAAATGGAGCAACTTGCAGGACGCTTGGGATGTTATGATGGCTGACATTGCGGAAGGCAATAGCGGTGTACTTTCAGATAGCTTAGAGCTGCTCACTGATTTAATGAAACATTGGAAAGATTTTGCTAAAGTAATCATTCCAATAATAGCCTCATTTGGTACTTATAAAACAATGGCTCTATTAGCATCTTCAGTAAACCTCAAACTAATAAAAACTTTCATATCATTAACTGCAAGTGTTAGAAGTCTAAAAGACGCTATCGCGCTACTTGGATTAGTGACAAAGGCTAACCCATTAGGTTTATTATTAGGGGCTTTATCTGGAATTGTAGCACTGTTTTATGCGTTCAGAGAAGAAGCAAAAACAACAACAGAGGTTATTACAGACTTAAATAAGACGATTGCCGATACGAACGATAAGATGCAAGGGAATAAAGCCGTCGACAGCCTTATTGACCGATACGAGACCCTTAGCAAAAAAGCCAATAAAAGTACAGAAGAAAGTCGAGAATTAGGGCGAATTACAAAAAATCTCGCCAATACATTCAAAGATGCAGTTACTCAAACGGATAAATACGGAGTAGCAATATCTCTTTCTGTTGATAAGATGCGAAAATTATCACAAGAACAGAAAGATTTATACAAGAAACAGTTTATCGGAACAATGGCAAACGCTCAAATACAAAAGCAAAGCATTGATTCCGAAAGGGAAAAACTTGCCAGTATTATCAGGGAAGGGGGATATAGAAGATTTGATGAGAACGGAAAAGAGTTGTCTTTCGCAAAATACAAGCCGGAAGACATCACTAAAGCAAGAAACAGACTATTGGAATTGGAGAAGCAAAGCTTGGACTTAGCCAACATTATAGACACAGCCAGACAATCTTATCATTCCATGAGCCAAATTAATATAAGTAAGCCTTTGGCTGATTGGGAAAAAGAAGCAAACAGACTTGCTGGCGACATGGATGCCTTAAAGCCCAAAGCAGGAGATTCTTACGAAAAATACATGGAGATGCTTTCCGGTAATATCAGTGATTTGGAGAAAAAAACAAAGGCGTTTGCATCTGGAAATAAATATTCAGAAAAACAACTGGCATCCTACAATAAGGAACTTGAAGTTACCAGGACAATATATAAGGCTTTAGGGGGATTAGAAAAATCTTCTGGAAACACAAAAGACCCTATCGCCGAGCAATGGAAAGAGCGTACCGACCTCATAGACAAAGCCATTTCCAGCTATGATAAATGGAGAAAGATAGAAGGGGACGAGGCGGCATCCCAAAGGGTGAAAAGTATGCCCGAGTTTTCATTCGCCTTTGACGGGAAAGGTGTTAATTTGGACTTGAACGACCCAAGCAAGGCTTACAAATACATTCAAGGGCAGTTAGACCGAAGCAAAGAGAAGCAAGAAGATTTATACATTTCTCTTGGTATCAAGATTGACAAGGCGGGAATTGACAGTGCGAAGAAAGAAGTTGATGATGCCTTAAAGGAGATAGAAAAGTACGTTTCCCAAACCGGAGAAAAGTGGGATTTATATAAGAAGCTATTCAATGCTTCCGGCAACAAATCTCTTTCCATGAACATCGCTTTCGGCGGAGAGGTCTCATTCAAAAGTGTAGTAGATGATTTGCGCAACCAACTTTCCAAAGCGCTTGAAAATACGGGAAGTAAATTCTCCGTTACAGATGTCCTTGCCATGAAAGAGGATGATGTAAAGAAACAGTTTGGGGAAGGAGTAATTCTGAAACTATACCAATCAATCAACGAGGAAAGTAAGAAAATGCGTTCAGAAAGCCTTGAAAACCTTTTAGGCATGATTGAGGATTATAAAGATTATGCCCAAAAGATAAAGGATATTGAGCGTAATCTTCAAAAGGACTTGGCAGATATTGAAAGCCAAAGAGGTCAATTAGGCGAAGAAGCGACCGACAGGCTTATAGCACAAAGGAAAAAGAAAGCGAGCGAAGATGCTGCATCAACCAAATTTGAACAATTCAAGAGTTCGGAAGACTGGGCTAAGACCTTTGACGACCTTGACAGACTTTCTTCTGCAACTCTTAGCAGGCTAATCAAGAACCTGGAAGAGTTTAAAAATACGACCGGGCAAAGTCTAAAAGTCAACGAGTTTAAAGAGCTTGTCAATGTATTAAAAAAGCTACGTGACGAAAGTGAAAGCAGAAACCCTTTCAAGACATTATCAGACGGAATAAAAGAGTATGCGGAAGCCACTGAAAAACTGAAAAAGGCTCAAAAAGAACTTGGGTTTATCCAGGATGGCGGTGAAGTTACTACTGGTGTTTCTGAAACGAGCCATACGGGAACCAAGAAAACGGATGGCGGCTTATCTTATCAGGCTAAAGTCGTCGATAAATTAACTCCAAAATTAAAAACGTTGGCAGATGCGGAAAAAGAAGTAACTGATGCGCAGGATGAACAAAATGAGGCTTCCGATAAAGTTCAAGTAGGCTTTGGAGATATTGTCGACATGGCTAATCTTCTTATCGGCACTTTGGGAGATTTAGGGTCAGCATTTGATGCCTTAGGGAATGACAGTATGGGAGACACTCTAAGCACTGTACAAGAAGTTGCGGGTGGATTATTGAATACAGCTCAAAGCGGAGCTACCCTTTTCGCTGGTATATCTTCCGGCAATCCGATGGCTATCATGCAAGGGGCTACGGGTGTAGTCAGCGGTATTACCGGAATAATAGGAAGCATAGCCAAAGCCCATGATAAGAAGCTGGATAAAGCAATCCAACGTTCGCAACTGGAAGTGAAAAAGCTTTCCAATGACTATAAGAATCTTCAATCTGTCATAGAACGGCAATTGGGTGCTGTTACCCAAAGCCAATCCAAAGAGATGATTGCAAATCTTCAAAAGCAACAAGAAGAGGTGCAAAAGCAAATGGAGGCGGAACAAGACAAGAAAGATTCGGATGCTTCTAAAATAGAGGACTACAAGCAGCAGTATATCGAGTTAGGCGAGCAAATCAAGTATTTCTATGAAGATTTGGCAAGCGAACAATTCGGTATAGACTTAAAGGGATGGTCAGACCAAATATCAGAAGCGTTAGTCAATGCGTTCGCCAACGGAGAAGATGCAGCAAAGGCTTTTGATGATACGGTAGCTGATATTATGCGCAATGTCATAAAGGAGATGATTTCTCTGAATGTCATAAAACCTGCCATGAATAAGCTAAGAGATTATCTGTTTGGAGATAAAGGTATATTTACAGACAGTTCCGCCGGGGGTACAAATCTGACGGAACAAGAGGCAGCCGGACTAATGCAGCAACTTGGAAGCCTTCGAGGGACAATATCAGACTCAAAGAAAATATGGGATTATCTAAATGCTGCTGCAAAAAAAATGGGAATAAGCCTTGAAGAGACAAGCGCTTCAAACACTCTTTCCAAAGGGATACAAGAAAACATTACAGAAGAAACCGCCAATATTTTAGCTTCTTACATAAACGGTATTCGTGCAGATGTAAGTGTAAAACGCGCTTTGCTTGAAAAGTGGGGAAACGAGATTCTTCCGAAATATAATGTTATAGCCGAACAACAACTTACTCAATTGAGGGCGATAGCCAATAATACGTTAAGAAGTGCCCAAAATACCGAAGCAAACGTTGCTTTAGTACAAGAAGTTAGAGATATGCTAAGTATAGTAATAGACAGAAGTGGTAGAAAAATCAAAATATAATATGTTATGAACGAAAAGGATTTAAGCAAAACATTACTGAACCAAGCTATTACGTTTGGTTTATGCCAACCGTGGCAACACGCATGGGGGAATCCTACCCAACAAGGATTAATTGACAAGTATCTGCATGGGATTGATTTTGCCATTAAGCACAATTACCCTACCAACACTTTCATAAAAGAACACTTCGACAAAGACCTTCTCCACAAGAATAATATTTTTGTGGATGAAGATGTGCAGAAACGCAACATGTCACAAATTTCTGTTTTGAACGGAAATTGTAAAGGTACTCTCCTATTTGATGGCTTTTCCGTATGTGAAATTTACGTGCGCCATGACAGCGAAGTAACCATTGACTGTTCACAGTATTGCAAGGTATTCATTAACGTGTACGACCGGGCAAAAGTAAATGTTATCCAAAAGGATATAGCATCGGTATATGTTTACATTCATGGAGAAGATTGTATTGTGGAAACCGATGGGGATGTCATGCAAAGAAAAAGCCAGGCTTAATGTCTGGCTCTATTGCATAATTCTTTTTGTATTGGCTGAAATGAAACAGCAAGAGTTACTAACGATTCTTCCCTCTCCAATAATTTCACGCAAGGAAGAGTGCTTGACTGCGCTTCTCAACGTCCATCCCAGTCTATCGCCTTTAGACTTTATACGATGTGGATACTTTGAAGAGCACTTTGCTTTCTTGCTTTCCATTACACTCCCCATATTGTTTTGATATTGAATTTATCTGTTCCCTTTTTTATCCTTCTGCTTACAAGCTTGCAAGCCACTTCTTGCCCGATTTGGTGTGAGACCAAACAACTAATGTAACACTCACAATAGCCGTTATTAAAAATATTGCCGTTAGCGTATCCATATTATATTCATTTTAAAATCCTATTAGCAAAGTTAGCAAACATATATGTAGATATAGTTCCTAATGTAATAGTACTCCAGTTTATTCCGTTTGTCACATTGGTAAACAAAGGAGTTATACCTCCTAAAACAAGTGCCGCAAATATTAGTTTAGATAAATCAAAGAAATATCCTGCAAGTTTTTCACGTCTTACCTTATCCTTTTCCTTGCCCTCTTTCTTTACTTCTTGTCTTTCGCTCCAATTACCCATTTGTATTATATTAATGCACAAATATAGAAAGAACGAACGAAAGAACAAACAAATAAACAAATAAATATCCGATAAATCAGCTTTTTAACAAATCCGATTAATTATAATTCATATGCCACAAAACAAGAAAAGCGGAGAAACTCCGCTTGACTTGATGATTGCTTTAAAATTGGCTTATCGTTTTTCAGCCTTAATATCCATGCTCTCCCCATCCATTGACATGGTAAGTTCGGCGTCATCACCCGATAAGGATTTCACTGTATATCTAATATATTCTTTGCCGCCCAAATAGATTCGGGGCTTTGTAAATTGATAAAACTTCTTTTTAGAACAATACAATATTAAAGGTCATCTTTTCCTATATACATTATAGATGTAGTTCGTAGCCCTACAGTAACCATTGCTAAATATTCCGCATCCTCATACTTTAAAGCATCCATATATAACATTTGACCCCCTTGCTCTGAGAAGAAAACATACCGGTCTGCAAGGTGTTTTCCCAACTCTGAAGCAAATGAAGATTTCAATGTTACAGCTCCTAAATATGCTTTATTATTATCATAAGCTATTTGAATTTTATCCTCTATTCCCAATCCTTTATAAACTGATGTCCCTTGTTGATTTGTAGACAATGGTTTGCCAAAAACTTTTTCTATATTTTCCCTACTCATGCCAAGAAAATCCTTTAAATCTAAATATAAAGTATGCAAAGGTTCTACTGTTACAGATAGTTTAAAAGATGTACCATTAGAATTTGCCATTGTTTCAAATTCTCCAACATGTTCTCCTTTAATTTTATTTCCATCTAATAAAGAGAAAATAAAATCATTAGAATTTTGGAGTTGTACATTTGGACAATCTAAAGTATATATCTCCCCCGTTTTAATAACAACAGATTGGTCCTGTAACTTTTCATCATCATCCGAACACGCACTAAAAACAAGCATTGGCAGCATTGCCAGTAAAAATAAAATCTTTTTCATTTTCTTATCAAATTAATTATTATCTTTAGGGACATTGAATATATTAAAATGAATAACCTACCGCTATTGACAATTGCGAATAATCAGCGTTTTCGATAAGCGCCCAATCCCTCTTTTGATATTTATACCCAAGTTCTACAAAAATATTTCCACTCATAACCGGAAAATCAACACCAAACGCAGGCTTAATCATAAAGCCTAAATCATTTTTATCTGCATAGTCTGAGCAAGGGATAAAAAATGTGTATCCTAAATCAAGAGACATATATGGAGATATACCTTCCCGGATAAAGTTAAACTTTCCATTCACAAATAATGGAACGTATAATGCGGTCTCTTTATAATCCTTATAATACTTATCCATAGTCGAGTTTAATCCAGCTTTCTCATACAAATGTTTACACCAAGATACACCCGTACCTACTCCCAACCTAAAGCTTTCATTAAACCTATATCCAGCAAGAAATTCTGCACCAAAAGACTGGTTTTTGTCATCATCAATACCTAAATCATATACAACCTTGATTTGCGGTTCAAACTTACTTTGTGCAAAGCACATAGCAGTTGTTAAAACGGCAACTAATATAAATAAAATCTTTTTCATTGTTATATATTATTTTTGTTCCATCTCAATTTCAATATATGTGTTATCCCATTTACATGCTTTTTGGGTTCCTAAATCAATTCCCCATGCAATCACATTCAAAAGATTTATACAAGAAATAGGATTAAATCTTGCTTCCAGTAAAAACGGCGTTGATTTATAACCCTCTTTTTTAGCAATTAATTCTTTCGAGGATAACTTTTTTCTTATTCGCGCGGTTGCTTCACCGCTTTCGTCAATTGTTGCAATTTTTCTGCCATTATCATAAATTTTAGTGCCCTCCATCCCTGAAAACGTAATTGTTTGCTTTGCAGGTGTAAAAATTGAAGCACAAGAACTCATAGAAAAAACAACAATTAGACTCAATAAAACTTTTTTCATAATAGCATTGAATATGTTAATTAATGTGCGGCAAAGTTAACAACTTTGTATTGGAGAGCAATATATTATATACAGTTTTTTCACCTTTTTTGTTATATGTTATAAAGCATGTTTGGATATTACTACGCTCCCCCTTTTGGGTATATGGTTTATTTTCTATATATTTGCACAAAAAAACTTAGAAAATAAACGAAAGTAATTGATTTTCTTATAAGAAGTTTGCGCTTTTAAAGATTATACTTATCTTTGCAGTGTTCAAACTAATTGCGGTACAAAGCCGCACTAAAGCGGCATTTTTTGTGCCAAGACATATATAGTGTATCTTAAAACTAAAGATATAACTGCACCGTGTCGGGAAGTGGAAACACCCCCGGAGCTTGCAATTAGGCTTGAACAACACGTAGTGCAGTTTTTTGTTGTTCAAAAATAATTGCTATGAATGCTGTTCAAATTTTCAACAATCCAAACTTCGGGCAAATAAGAACCCTCGAAGTAAACAATCAACCTTATTTTGTAGGCAATGACATTGCATTAGCGTTAGGGTATGCAAAGCCCAGAAATGCAATACTGCAACATGTTGATAATGAGGACGCCCTAAAACAGGGCATCCCTGATAATCAAGGCTTTACACAAGAAACTACTTTAATAAATGAAAGCGGCGTTTATTCTCTTGTCTTTGGAAGTAAGCTACCAACAGCAAAAGCATTTAAACGTTGGGTTACATCCGAAGTTCTTCCCGCCATTCGCAAGACCGGCGGCTACATCGCCACCAAGCAGGACGACACTCCCGAAGAAATCATGGCACGTGCTCTAACCATCGCACAAGCTACCCTTGCAAAAAGAGAGGAGCGGTTAAAGCAGCTTGAAGCCCAAACGGAGCAACAGCAAGCCACCATCGAACTGCAAGACAAGGAAATCAAGGAGGCTGCTCCGAAAGTCAACTACTACAACACACACCTGCAAAGCGTGAATACTCTAACGAGCACGCAAATAGCCAAGCAAATCGGCATGGATGCAGAGAAGCTGCACAAGAAGCTGAAAGAAGCAAACGTAATCTATCGCCAATCGGGGCAATGGCTGCTCCACTCCCCCTACTCTACATGGGGATTGCACTCTACCCGTACCCAGACCTATACACGTTCGGATGGTTCGATAGGAACCAACGTCTATACCGTATGGACTGAAAGGGGCAGGCGCTTCATCATCGCCTTGTACGAGAATGAGTGGAATGTGAGGAGAGCCATCAAGCAGATTAAGGGTGAAATAGACCCTGCTGCATAGCATGTTTTGCGTAGTATTTAGTAAATTTGCAGAAAACGAGTAAGTTATGGAACGGATAAGGTTGTCAAAAGAAGAAAAGGCTGTGTTCAGAAGTGTCAGCATCAATGGCAAGAAGCTACCATTGAACTGTTCTCCGTTTCTATTTGTGACAACCCTTGACCTTCTGAAAGAAAAAGGACTTGTATCATATAAGGCTGATGAAGATGGAGTTGTGTATATGGCGAAACTTACCATAAAGGGTAAAGCATATATGGAATATAATCCCATGTTGAAAAACCCTATCCCGTGGAAAGACATCATATTGATTGTGCTTTCAACGATTACTGCCGTATCTACGCTGCTTGCATTGTTTGTCGGGTGTACCTTATTAAATGAGAGGTTATGGAACGGATTAAATTAACAAAGGAAGAGAAGCAAGCATTTCGGATTGTTGCAGGGTTTGGCGGAAAATGCCCGGCAACATACCCGGAGCATGTATTTACTGCTTCCATCCGTTCCATTGAGAGGAAAGGATTGGTGAAAGCCAATTATGTAATTGGCGGTTATGTATGGAGTGCCAAACTCACCGAAGAGGGCAAGCACTATCTTGCCGTTAACCCCAACTTGCACAATCCTATCAATTGGAATTTAATACTTGCCATTGTAGGCATCCTTATATCTATCATAGCCTTATTCGTTAGCTGCATGAAAAAATACTAATCACGCTATTTTAATCATCCGGCAGTCGGTTCCAATGCCCGACAGCCACAACTATATCCAAAACGAAAATGGAAGAATTAAGAAATACTGGATGAAGTAATACTCGATATACAGCAGGAGAAGCTGGAAATAATGGCGCTTCTTGCCCTATGTCTATATCAAAATACAACCCCGAGCGCCTCTAAGGCAGATTTCGACCTTAGAAGCCTTAATAAGAAAATATTGCCACATGTTAGCATAGATGCACGTTGAGGTTTCGACCAACGTTCACGTTATGATACCCCGCCGGCAATACGGCTGGCGGGCAGATGGCAGGAATAACGACTAAAACAAATATTCATCATGGAAGAAAAGATACATAACTTGCAGAAAGAGAACAAGCTCCTCAAACTTCAATTATTGCACTTATCCGAAGATATTGAACTGATGTACGAAAGGATGGAAGAACTTGAAAGGAAGCTCAAAGGGAAGCGGGTAAAGAACCCCTACATGAAAATCGTGTCACCCGAAAGGTAGTATTCATTGCAAATATAATGTAAGCCGGATAACTATATCAATTTTCTAATATTTTACTTGATTATTTAGAAAATACACCATATATTTGCAGTATTGATATAACAAGCCAAAGAGCTGATTAACGGGCATGCCGTTGATTGGCTCTTTTTGTTTTTACAACACAAACTCAAAATAACACATGGCAAAGCCTTACAGTATCTATTTTCAGAAAAGTAAGCTGGGGAGTCCTGTTATTGACACCAAATCCCAATGGGGGATTGTGTGCAAGGACTTCCCTTTTACTGTATATGGAGATATTAAGGATTTGCCCAAAAGGGACTGGATAGACCAAGACGGAGAAGACACCTTTTTCCCCGAAGAACTCTACGTGCAAGCCTATGATATAGAAGTAGAGTTTGCCTATAAAGGTGATATGGGAACAGCCAATGAAAAGATTGTCGCCTTCCTGGACTATCTGATAGGAAAAGACGGTTACGGAACAGAGTTAAAGGTTTATGACACCTATACCCAAATAGGCAGGCAGGGGGTTTATTTTAAATCTATAAAACCCGACCTTTTTGTCCGCAAGACGGATGAGGGAGATGTCGTAACTTTCAACATTACATTTCGGGTAACCGACCCTAAAACACAAATTATTCTTACGGCATAATGGGACGGTTTATAATATACAGCAAAGACGGGCAGACGCAACGATGTGTCGCTAACAAGTTAGAGTATAACGGGGAGTTCATGGGAGCTTGTTCCGTTAACATTACCGTTACGTCCCCCACTCCGATTGATTTTACAGTCGGGGACTATCTGATATATCGCGGAGAAAGATTTGAAATAAACTACGACCCTACTGAATTGAAGCAAGCCTCCAAAAATACATACGGAGAGGCTTTCAAATATGAGAACGTAGTTTTCAACTCTCTTGCAGATGAACTGACAAGATGCGAATTCCTGGACTATGTAAAAGAGGATAACTTAATTCACTACTCTTCCCTACCTACATTCAGTTTTTACGCTGAAAGCATAAATGCTCTCGCAGAAAGAATACAGGTGAACCTTGACCGTATCTATAAAGGAGAGCAAAAATGGACGGTTACAGTACATCCCGAATATGTTAATGAGGCTAACAAATCCATATCAATAAGCAGTATAAACGTTTGGGACGCACTCGCTTTAGTAAATAGCGAGTTTAAGGCAAACTTTATCATAAGGGGGCGAACGATAACAATAGGCACTGCCGGAATTGCAGTAGGAAACATGTTCGGGTATGGAAAGGGAAAAGGGCTGTACTCCATACAAAAAACCGCGGACTCGTCACAGAAGATAATTACCCGCCTAAGAGCATATGGTGGTACCAAAAACTTACCGTACAACTATTATACAACATATGGAAGTCCTATTGTCGAAGCTCCCATCGAGGATGTATCTTACGGATATGACCCTAATACACATTTGATAGACGGCGCTGTTGTGACTCTTCCTTTTTATATGAAATTCCTATCCGACACAGCATTGTATGATGTGACAATCAATGGGCATTCTTATAAAATAAGAAGAGGTAGCTTTCTTGGGAAATGCTACGTTTTGTTGAATAGTGAAGCCGACAAGGACAACGTCCGCATAGGCGCAAAGATGCGGATAGAAAAAGGCATTGAGACGGACAATGTTCCAAGAAAGTACAAAAGACCTTCTGGAGCATTAGTTCCCAATAATATGGCTGTTAAAAACTTGATGCTTCCTGATTTTCCAGAAAAGACACTTGACCCATACCTTGATAGTAAAAACATAGATATTATCGGAGTTCGGGAAGGTTCGGTTTTCTTTGACGGGAGCGATACTTCTTTGCAGGAAATATATCCGTCTATGGAAGGAATGACGGCACAGCAGTTGAAGGACGCGGGAATAATCGTAAATGCTACCGGAGCGTTGGATGAAATCGCTTCCGATTCAGTGAATAAGGATAATACGCCAATCGCGGATGATGGTTACTTTGAAGAAGGGGAAACCATCCCACCGTTCAAAATATATCTCAAAGACATTGGATTTGACATAAACGATTATCTAACAGGGGAAACCGCCACCATATCCATGAAAAGCGGAATGTGTGGTGGGCGTGAATTTGAAATACTTGGAGATGCAGACAAGCCCGTAAAACAAGGTGACATGTGGGTCTTGACATGCAACAGAGTCTATGATGAAGGGCTGAATCTTTATTTCCCATATAAGGATTTTACTATCAAAGCCGGAGATAAATTTGTGCTTTTGGGTATTGATATGCCGGATGTGTATATAAAAGCCGCTTCCCAAAGATTGCTAACAGCTTCCAAAGAATATCTTGCAAAAAATGATTATGTAAGATATACTTACGAGCCTAAAGTAGACGAAATATTTATGGCGCGTCACCCGGAACTGCATGACAGTATAAAGGAAGGTGATTTAATGTTATTCGAGGATGAAGACTTAAACATCAACGGGAGCATTATTATTGACAGCCTTACAATAAAGGAAGGAGACGCTCTCATCCCAACGTATGATATTACCCTTCGCAATGACAAAGCGGTAGGAACTTTAGAAAAGATACAGAATCAGATAGACTCAATTGTAGGCGGGCAAGGCGGTGGAGGATTAACTACCCAACAAGTGGAATCAATCATTAAAGCCTTTGGAGAAAAGCTGTTTTTGAATAAAACCAAACCTGACCAAACCAGCTATTTAATAAAGTTCTTAGGCGGATTATTTTCAGACTACATCCAGTCCATGAATTTTTCTTCCGGTGCTCTCGGTGAAGGCTTTGTCATTAAAGTAGACAGCAAGACGGGTAAATCCTACATTGAAGTGGACGAACTCTTTGTGCGTATCAAGGCGATGTTCTCCGAACTGGAGATAAAGAAACTCTCTTATGCAGGCGGAAACTACATGTTTACTGCCGCCGGAATGAAATGCGGCAAAGTAGAAGAACATGGAGGTTTTTGGCGATGCTATCTGTTGGTTGATGATAAAGAAACAGCCGTTGAAAACCCGTTCAAGGAAGGAGACCAAATACGTTTCCAGGAGTTCAATATCAAACCGGGTGTCTATGAGAATGTATCCAACCGTTACTATTGGCGCTTATGTGTCGGTGTTGGCGAGGATTATATAGACCTTAGCAAAACGGACTGTGACGCAAACAGCGACATACCGCAGGAAGGCGATAGCCTTGTACAACTCGGCAACAGAACAGACAAGAAGCGTCAGAACGCAATCACCTTGTCCGTGTATGGCGATGATGCACCGAGTATCCACCAGTATGCCGGGATAGATTCCTATTCTTTAGCAGGCAAGGAAGTGACGGTTATCAGTCCGCAAGGCAACAAGTTCATGGGAGACTTTATCTTGAAAACGGGAATAAACATTATGACCCAGTTCAAGATATTGGAAGATTTGATTTACTCTGAAATCTCCAAAGTGCTTGACGAGGTGCAGGCAAAGGATAATTATCTGTATAACGCATCATTTGCAAGCAATACGAACGGTTGGGAGACAAAGAACGATGTTCATTTCTTCACCGTGAACGGAAAGTTCTTATTAGTGAATGGGGAGTTCTATTCCCGTAAGGACGCTATGGCTGCCATTATCAGAGACGGGGATAGAAACGTGCTTCGTATTCTTTCTTCCGGAATTAAACAGTCCAATGCAGATTTAGCCAATAAACCGACCTATGAGGAAGGGGAAGAACCGGGAAAGTTCTTTATCTCTTTCCGGTATAAGGTAGCTACAGCCGGAACGCTGACAATAGGATTTCCCGGTCAGAACCTGCATTTCACCGAACGTCTTGAACCGAGTGAGGAATATGCAATGAAGGAGTATTCCGGCACATGGGACGGAACGGGCGATTTTGAGTTGAAGTTTACGGGGGATATATACATACATTCGCTGGCATTGACCGATAATGCCTACGAGGATATGATAACAAAGTTTGAAACCCAGCTAAGCCAAACTAATGAAAAGATTGAAGCTGTGGCAAAAAGAACATCCAATCTTGAAAGCAAAAGCGCGGGATGGTTAACCACTGCGGATGGTGTCAAGATTTGGGCTGCTGCGGAGTTTGAAAATGGAGTAAAAGCTTCGTCCTTGTTTAATGTGTCGGCGGAAAGTATAACGTTAAAGTCGCAACATATTAAGTTGGAAGGTATAATTACCGCCAATGGAAATATCAAGATACACGAAGATGGCTCTATCGAATGTCATAATGGCTCTTTTACGGGAGATATAACAGCAGATAGCGGGTATATCGGTGCATTCAAAATAACCGACAGAGGACTTGAAAACGAAAAGGAAAATCCGACTGCGACATTGAGGATAGGCAAGAATGGTGGAAAATTTTTTGAAGTGAATGTCTCTTCCGGGGCAATGTGCGGTATTCGTGGAGATGGGATTACGGCACTTAGTCTGAGTGCCTACGGTGACCATTCAATCGGTGTAAGAGTAATGGCTCAGGCTGGATATGATACTTGTGCAATAGAAGCATTGGGCAATGTAGAATTAAATGCCAGGAGCGGTGAATCGGTAAGAATAAACAGATTGCAGGCTTCCGGATTTGCTGCGGGCGTCCGCAATTTAGGCAGCAGTATAATTTCTGCCCCACCGAGCTATACAGTCAGTGATACCGATGATATTATCATATATGGAGGACCGGATATAGGCTTTGACCCTACCCTGTTTCTTCCAAGTTCGGCTGTTACGGGCCGGATTGTATATTTGAAGAACCAGTTGAACCGCAATGTTTCAGTGAAAGGACCTCTGATGAATGCCAATAACAGAGGCACAACCACTGCTACTTCCATCAATCAAATATCCTGCTTTTTCGTTTTTGACGGCAGTTATTGGGTTCATTTTTACTGTGGATAATACTAAATAATTATAGCTCATGAAAAAGATAAATTTTAAACAATTACTGATTGCTACGGACATTACCCGTAAGCATTGTGAAAATATAGATTGTAGAGAGAATTTTGCGAATGTATTATACCGGAACGGTAACGGTATCGCATCGCATGCACTCGCTTTGAAGATATACAATTCCAATGAAGAGACAGAATATACTGATGAAGAAGTGTCCTTGATACAAGAGCATGCAAATACTTTTTGCAAACCCTTCTTTATTGACGCGCTCAATCGTGCTATCAACAATCAACCGGAAGAAGCAACCGATAAACAGGAATAATTATGGCTTGGACAGAACAGGATTATCAAGAAATAGTTGCCCGTCTTATGGCTAACTCCATAGGGGTTAATGAAGTACCGAATGCGGACAAAGCGGATGATGTAACGTCATTGCCTGCATTTAAACCTTCAGGAAGCAACAGTGAAGCTTCTGTGGTCAATTATCCTTTAGAATTTTTGAAAGGAGAAAAAGGCGAGCCAGGTATACAAGGCGAACCGGGAAGCTCTTTCCGTGTGGCTGGCGAATACGATACCCTTGAAGCCTTGAAATCCGCTGTTCCCGATGGTTCGGCAGTTGACGGGTTTATGGCTGTAGGCACGGAAGCCCCTTATGATTACTACGCATGGGTGAACGGTGAATGGGTAAGCCAGGGTAAGATAGGCGGCATAGAAGAAGCGCCAACTGATGGAAAGGCATACGGTCGTAAAAATGGGAATTGGGCGGAAGTTCCTGAAAAATCCGACGTCCTCACCAAAACCAACAGTGAAAGTTTCACCCCAACCTCGGACTATCAGCCTGCAACGAAGAAGTATGCGGATAATATCAATTATGGTAAGGTTATTAACGTTTCTGTGGGCACTTATCTTGTTACCAATAAAAACGAAAAAGACAGGGAAGCAATAGACCTTATAAACACCATCTTTGGTTCGGTTGATAATCTGAAAGAAATAATCCAGGATATTATAGCGAACCACACCAAGTATTATTTTCACAGTTATAATAGCAAAGATAATTGTATTGAACTTAGTAGCATTTACTCTTTTCACAACCCTGAAACTGAAGAATATAACTTGCAATGCAATATCAGTTATTATATTAATAACGGTCCTGTTTCCAAGCGTATGGGATTTAAACTAATGCCCAATGATGAAGACTGCGCTGCCTCTATAGAAGATATACTCACTTCCGATAATCTACAAAGAGTTGTTAAACGTACTAAAACTGAATATGATAGTATCGGTACTAAAAACGAATATACAATGTATGCTACAACAGATGCTTGATATGAGAGATAAGAATTTAGAGCGGAAATATAAACCCTGATATTAAAAAATGGAGATAGTTAGATATGGTTAAAATTGGAGCTACATCTATTAGTAATCTTGCTGTTGGAAATAAAAATATTGATTTGCTTAATATCGGCAATGCCATTTTTTATGCTGGCTATCCTTATCCTTGTGTTGGTGAGAATAATTTAACCCCCATTACTCTTCAGCAATACATAGAGTTGCCTTATTTTGGAGACCCGCAAAATTTTCAAGTAGCCCTATATTTTTCAAAATATATAGAAAGTTTTGAATATAGAATTGTATTACCTGGAATAGATAGCGGTTTTAAAGTTTGTCCTCTTAATGAGCAAGTAGTTCCTGATGTTTACGGTTTTGTCACGAATTACGGTAATTATGCTGTTTTATTAGGTATGTGTGCTCCTCGTTATATTGCCAACGAAACGAGCGCTCCAACGATGCTTACTGAATTTAAAATTGATGGTAAATTATACAGCTATAATTATATAAGAAAGTAATTATAAGAATTGAATTTAACTTATTTGATTATGAGAGTAAAAGTATTTTATGAAAACTGGTTTGCGAAACTTATCCTCTTTGGCGGCTACACAACAATCATGCTCTTCGGCTTCATCCTTACGAAGCTGAAAGAGTTGTCCGAAACAACCATACGCCATGAACGGACACATCAGAAACAGTTCTTCGAGTGTATGGAGATAGCGGCTATCCCATCCGTATTGCTGGCGTTCCATGTCAGTGCATGGTGGCTGTTACTTATCCTGCTATTCTACTACATTTTGTATTTGACAGAATGGTTTGTGAGCTTCGTGTACCACCTGTTTACAGACAGCAAGATTGGGGACGGTAAGGTCAATAAAAACGCCTATCGAGCGAGCGCATTTGAGATGGAAGCCAAACTCAACCAGGATAATCCGAACTACTTGAAAGAACGTAAATGGGGTGCATGGTTCAGATACTACGGCAAGATATAAAAATCCCGTCCTACTCTCACGAGCAAAACGGAATGATAGTAGTTAGCTTATTGATAAGAGACACAAAGATATGAATAATTGACAAATAACGATAAGATGAGTACAGAAGTTGTAAACGCAGCCCTTCAAACAAGTAGGGGAATTAGTGATTTCGGAATGATGGCAGTTGCCGCAGGTTTCTTTTTGGTTATATGCGGTGTAATGTGGTTCTTTATATTCAAATGGTTCAAACATTTGGTGGATAATGTGATAACCAGGCAGGAAAAGGTGATAAATGATTTGCTCGTGGAAACCAAAGCACAAAATGAGGTTCTATCTGATATTAACGAGGGATTGAAGCCTATTTCTCAAATGCAGATAAATTCGGTTTGCAACAACTTCTTTGACCTTGATTGTGAAAGACTGTGCCGGTTGGTCCGCAATGTGCGCGATGAGAATAATATTGATGATAAGCAGAAAACGAGACGGAAAATAGAAACGCGTTGTAATGCCATAATCAAGAAGCGGAGTATTGAACTCGACAACTTTATTCATCGCGGGAAAAGGCTCAGTGAGTTTATGTCTACGGATTGGGTCAAAAAGTTTTCGGATATAATAGAGTCGGAAATTTATAATCCTATCGGCGCCAATAATGCACGTGCCTATGCCAATATCAAAACAGCTATAGATGAGGTTAAGGTTGAATTTTTTAATAACATGAATAAATGAGGAGTAACAAAATGAAAAAGAAACTGATTATCGCAGGGATTGTTATCGCTATCATCGTGGGAGTTATGCTTTACATGCACTACACACCGTTTTGGGTGAACTTGACTACTGTCGTATCATTCGGTGTCGGTGTTGTTGCCGGATGGGTGGCTCGTGTGGTTTATGACAAATATTTCAAGGAGGACGCGCAGAATGAAAATATTGATTGACAACGGACACGGAAGCAATACTCCAGGCAAGTGTTCACCGGACGGAAGATTGAAAGAGTATGCGTATGCCCGTGAGATTGCCATACGTTTGGAAGCCGAATTGCGCAAACAAGGCGTTGATGCCGAACGTATCGTCAAAGAGGAAATAGACGTTCCCCTATCGGAGCGTTGCCGTAGAGCAAACGAATACAAGGCAAGTGACACAATTCTCGTATCTATCCACTGTAATGCAGCGGGAAGCGGCTCTGAATGGATGCAGGCACGTGGTTGGGAAGCATGGACTTCGACAGGTCAGACGAAAGCCGATAAATTAGCTGATAGCTTATATGTGGCAGCCGGACGACTTTTGCCGGACATGAAGATACGCAAGGATATGACGGATGGCGACCCTGATAAGGAAAGCGGGTTCTACATCTTGAAGCACACGAAGTGCCCGGCAGTCCTTACAGAGAACCTATTCCAAGACAATAAGGAAGATGTTGGCTTCTTATTATCGGAAGAGGGCAAACGGGCAATAGTGGACTTGCATGTGCAGGGAATTGTGAACTATTTGAATAACTCTAAAAAGTAAACATCATGGCAGCAGAAGTTTTATCATTTCAACAAGAAGAAGGCAAAACAGCGTATTACGCAACGTTTGTCAGTGACGGTAATCCCGTTACCATACAGATAAAGAACAAGGGCGGATATGTGACCGCTTTCGCAGGAATTGATGATTTGGACCCAGTTCCGCTTTATCCCAACGCATCTCAATATAACGGTGCGTCCAATACGATTTTCCGTATCGTAGGGATAGCGAATGGCATAAACGTCACAATCAAGAGCGCTACCGAAGTATTGGAAGCCAAAATGATTAAAGAGGGATAGCCTATGAACCCAATCACTATCCCCAACATCAGCATCCCGACAATCGGTATTCCTACTATCGGGATACTTACTATAGGGTATTCATATATTAAGGATAATAAGCCGGGACCAAACCCATCCCCTGATGGAAGGTATTTATTATTATCGGATGGCACTCCGTTATTGTTGGCTAACGAAGAGCCGATATTACTTACAAATAACAAAAAATAAAAAGATATGGCAGAAGGATTACAAATAGGAGAACTCCCTCAAAAGGAGAACTTAACAGGAAACGAGCTGATACCTTTTCAGCAAGGAAGTAGCAACGGCTCAATGAGTACCGCTACATTGAAGAAATACATCGGCACTGGTGGTGGCAACACTGACTATATGAACTACATCACCGAGTATAATGTTTCCGTCCAGCATCCTACTTCGGGAATTGACGGGAGTAACAAGTACAGTCTGGAAGGTGCCATTGCCCAAGTTCCGCAGGAACTTAGAAATATCGGGCTGAAGGTATCGTTCATAAATTCAGTTGGAAAAGTAGAAACGTGGGAGTTCCAGGGTGGAACATTCACAAGCATTGATAATTGGATTCGGCAAGCACTGAATGTGGATGTTGAAAACATATCTGTGAATAAAATATCCTCCGATAAAATAAAATCAAATAAAACGATTGATAATTCGGGCAATATTATTTCTTCAGAAGGAAGATGTGTTGTTGACGGCTTTGATATAGGTGACATGGATTATCTGTATACAAATTGTTATGGAATCTATTTTTACAAGAAAACAGAAAACGGCCTTACTTATCTAAATTGGAAGAGAGCCAATGCCGCCACGGGTAGAAATATAAGTAAAATTCCCAAGGAAAAAGAGTCTAATTACTGTAGGTTATTATATACAACCGAAGTTCCTGGTAAATATTTTTCGGGTAAAGAGAATTTTATTTTTACAGAATTTGGAGTTGCAGAAGTTCCTATTTTGGATTATAGCAAAAACTTAATAACAGAATCAATTCTAATCAAAGGATACAATACAACCAATGGTTCTCTATCTGTCAATGAGGAATATAATACGACTCAACTTATAGATATAAAAGATGCAAAAACTGTTTTTACAAATGCTTATTCCGTAGCATTGTTTACATCAGATGGTTCATATATTGGATATACCGGCGATCAGACAGATTCATTTCGGGAACTTAAAATAAACCAAAGCCCAGCCTATAGATACGCTGTCTTTAACTTTAACAAGAATACTCATGCTTTTGTTTCATTACATTATTTCCCTTGTAATCCCAATTCTATTGATATGGATTCAACTATGAATCATGATGAGATACTTCGTATGGCTTTCTCCGGAAAGAAAATGACATCGTTTGGCGACTCAATTGTAGAACTGGCTTCATGGCAGAAGTATGTATGGAAATATTTTAATATGGCTGACCATTATAACAGAGGTATTGGTGGGTCTAAGGTTACATCAGTTGGATATAAAAACAAACTTGTTGATGAATCTGGATATTATCATGCAAGCAATCCTTCAGAGGGGACAATATCAATAAAGGATTATATGTGTGGAGATGAGCGGGTATCTACTATACCGCTTGATACTGATATATTGATTATTTATGCATCAGCAAATGATATTTCAGGTAGTGTTGAAATAGGGAGTATAGATGATGGAGATGAGACACATTTTTACTACGCTTATGCCTTAATGATAAGAAAAATCATCAAAAGAATCCCCAACGCTAAAATTTTTGTATGTACGCCTCATAACTTTTATAATAAGTATGAAAATGCGGATTATCCATACAAAAATAATCAGAATCTAACTATATTAGATTACTGTAAAGTCATAAAAGATATTGCGGCAATATATGGCATTCCTGTCATAGATGTAAATGGGTTAAGTGGAATATCAACTTTAACAATAACCAAAGATTTGGGCGACCAAGTTCATCCTAATAATATCGGAGGGCAGAAAATAGCCAATGTTATAATCAATACACTTATAAGATTTGCTCCAATTAGTCTACAGGAACCACGGATAGAAGATATATTTCATTAACTAAATTTGCATAATGCTAACTCAAAATATGAAAAATAACATCTTAGGTGCGGTGGTCTATCTATCCACCGCCATAGTATTCGGCCTTTATCAAGGAGAACAGCGACCGTTGCCACTACTATAACGGCAAGTGGAACAAAGCAGACTTGCTATGTGGTGTAGCTGCAATATGTGCAGGTATGGTTGTTAATCATTATCTGTTGAAGTTATGAAGAAGTTAGTGTATATAGTATTTCTTGCGTTGACGGTGTATTCCTGTAGAACGAGGACTGTTTATATGCCGGTTGAGACAAAGGTTCTTGATAGTGTGATTTTCCATGATACGACATTTCAAGAGAAGCTGATACCGTACAAGGACAGCGTATCTGTTGCCGATACAACGTCATTCCTTCGCAATCCGTATGCCTACAGCTATGCTTCATTTAGCAACGGGATATTGAACCATTCATTGGGCATTTATCCTCATGCTACGGTAACGGTCAAAATGCCGTATTTTATCGAAAAGATAAGAAGGATTGAAGTGCCCAAGCCTTATCCGGTAGAGAGGGAACTGTCATGGTGGGAAAAGTTTAAAATCAATTACGGTGGTGCCAGCATTTCGATAAATCTGACATGTGTTTTATTCGTAATTGTTTGGCTCCCCATAAAGATAAGAAAGAAATTAACGATGTAGAAGTTGGCTTGTAGCTGACACTCTTTCGGGGCTTAGAGTAAAAAGAAAGCCCCCAACGTTCAAATAATTATTGCCACATAAAAATTTGAAAAAAGCATAAGACACCGCACGTTGGAGGCTTTAATATCTTCAACACGGTATCTTATGCTTTGTTCGTATATAATCAAATATTTTATGTGGCAGGGCAAAGATAAATATAAAATTCAGAAAAACTATGTGTAAGTCAGAAATCTTTGCCGAAACAATCAATCTTGTGGCGCAGGAGACCGAAATACCCGCCAGCCGAATACTATCTTCGGATAAGGATACGGAAACCGTAGACGCCCGCTATCTGCTTGTACAGTTGCTTGTTGAAAGGGGAATGTACCCTTCACAGATAGCTCCTAAAATTCACAAGACCAAACGCGCGATAAACTACATGATTTCCAATTTCCAGGAACGTATGGAAGGCGGGAAAATGTTGAGAATATATTGGGAAAACATTAGGAAAGCGTTGGGAAACAACTGATTTCATGGCAGTATCGGTATTTATACTTTTGTGATGCGGTTGATTTTGACCGTAATACAAAATATAAATCTCTATGGAAAGAACGTATGTCTTCAATCAAGACGGGAACAACGGAAATGGTGGCGGAAGCAAATTCGACATCATGGCTATGTTGCCCAACTTGATGGGAAGCAAGGGTGTAGACCCCGGACTTCTCGCTTTACTGAACCAGGGACGTGGCAGCCAAGACCAATGGGGCGGCTCGTGGTGGTTCATCTGGATTATCCTTTTGTGGTTCTGTTGGGGCGGCAACGGCTTTGGCAACCGCTTTGGCAATGGTGGCGGTCTGCCTGCCGAGCTTAACGGTGATGTCGGTCGTGAATACCTGATGTCAGCCATTCAGGGCAATGGCAATGCCATCAACCAGCTTGCTTCTTCTTTGAACTGCTCTACCCAACAGTTACAGAGCGCCCTGTGCAACATCCAGGGACTTATCGCCAATGTAGGAAATCAGGTGGGCATGTCAAGCCAGCAAATCATCAACGCATTCCAGTCCGGAAATCAGGCTGTTCTTACTCAGATTGCAGATTGCTGCTGCAAGACTCAGAACGCCATTACCACAATGGGCTATGAGAACCAGCTTGCGATGTGCAATCAGACCAACGCGCTTGTCAACACGGCCAATCAGAATGCTCTTTCATTGCGTGACGGTGCGACCGCCAATACCAATGCTATCCTTGCAAAGTTGGACGCTATGCAGAACCAAGCATTGCAGGACAAGATTGCGGCTCTTACAGCAGAAAAAGCCACTTTGACCGCTGAAATCTCCCAACGTAACCAGAATGCTACTATCCTGAATTCAGTAGGACAACAGATTGCTCCTTTGGCAGCAGGCTTGCAGGCATTGCAGTCCGATGTCGATGGAATAAAATGCAAGATGCCACCTACGGTAGCAGTGCCATACCCGCAATTGCAAGCATTTAACCCTGAGATAGCTCGTGCTGCGGCTTTCGGTGCTTACGCCGGTGATGCAATGTATGGGCGTAGCGGTTGTGGTTGTAACAACTACTGGGGTTAATTCCGGTAAGAAAGGGGGTAATTATGTGGCCTAACTTTTTTACAGGATTTCCTTTCTTGTTCCCTACTATTGGAAGGGCTAATTTCAATACCCTTCCTACGGTAGCCGTAACGGTCGGCACGGAGAACGTGACTTTAGAGCTGCCTAACCATGCGTTCCGTAACAGAAGCTATGTAGGCGGTTTCTATGTCAGTCTCCGCCAGGCGATACCTGCCGGTACGACTGCTACACTCCCGATACTGATAGGGACTAATGGGGATACAAGACCGTTGCTGGCTTACAACAATGAGCCGGTGACTGTCGGCAACCTTGCCGGAACGGGTATCTACGAAATCCACTATAACAAGTACACCAACGAACTGTTCCTTGTTAACGGTGGGTATCGTCCGACAACCGCATCGACACCGACTCCGACAGCAGAAGCAACCGCTCAAAAGAGCAAGTAGTTAACATGGGGCTTTGTGGTTATTTCCAAAATGGGAATAGCCACACCCCTTTAAAATCAAACCAATATGTTTCAATCACTTCGTACCAATAACCAGTTGTATATACTTCATAAGGATGCTAACCCGTTTATCGAATACGGTCCGGTAGTCAGCGTTTCCGCTCCTAAGCCGAAATATCCTATGGCATCCCCTATGGGACAGTTGCCCCAAATGGAAATGGTTGTGGATGTCGTTGTCTGTATCAACGGGCAGAACACGACTTTCCAAAATCTACCTGCCGGCATGGATATAGCCGACTTCGGACAGAACGGCAATATCGTAGTGTCATGCTCTCGTGATGCGATGAATAACGAGGTCGCTTCTATGAAACAGAAAAGCATAGACATCATCAACAGCATGGACTTCCACAATTCCGTCATTGCGGGATGTGACAAGATGCTGACGCTCTTGAACCCCGAATTTGCAGAGAAACAACGTCAGGAACAGGAAATATCCTCTCTGAAAGGGCAAATGGCAGAAATGAGCAAAAATATGTCCGACCTTATGGATTTGAACAAACGGCTTATGGAACAGCTCGGAGTTGCTGAAACATCTAAAACAAAGAAATAATATGGGAATGTGGGAAATATTGGAAGAAGGACGCGGAGAATATGACCGTGACTTCGGTATGAGAGGCGGTAATCCTATGGAAGAAGCCTATAGAGAGGGTTGTCGTCATGGTTACGAGAAAGCCATGCGTGAGATGCAGGGCGGTGAAATGGGCTATCGTAACAGCGGTGGTTCACGCGGTGGAAGCTATAGCGGCGGCTCGGATATGGGAGAACGTCGTATGCCGGGTTACTTCCCGGAATATCCGGTTTACAACGAACGCCGCGATTCACAGCCTTACGGTGATGATATGGGCGAACGCAGACGCAGACGCGCCAACGGAGAGTTCATGTAATGGAGAGGGGATTATTCCCCTCTTTTGCCAATCACTTAAAATCAGGAAAATATGAAACAAAGATTAGATACATACGACAGAATACCGCCTGCAATGGCTGACTATCTCAGCCAGTACGGATGGCATTTCAGCAAGAAGATGTGCCTATGGGCTGTTTCCCGCATGAAGATGGAAAACAAATCTACGGGCAAGGAGGAAAAACTTGAACCAATCAGCAAAGAGCAGGTAGAGGAGCTTCTGAAAAAGTACAGTGTAAACCTGGAGAAGGATGCAGGGTACGACAGCGTTTACGTGGCAAACATGGCGAAGTCGGATTACTACAAAAGTTCTATCACTGACGAAGCCCATCTCGCATTGTTCATTAAGGATTACATAGATGATGTGGACGCTTACAATGGAATGCCTTTCACTCGGTTCTATGCCGACTGCATAGGCTCCGGCAATCCTATCATGTGGGAACAGATGATGTAGCCTATGATAATACAGGATTTTTACATACCGGATTATGATTGGGAAGTCCGTGTATATTATGCGGTGGACTGCTATTATACCGACCGTATCATCGCCGACCTTCGGCGGGTTGGATGCAGGGGGCTGGATTTGGTGAATGCCTATAAGAACATGCGCTCCTGCAATCTGAATACGGGTATCACTTACTCCAATATCCAAAACAGGCAAACCGTAATGGTTATAGCCCTTACTTCTTCCCCGGCAGAGTTTCAAAACTCTTTCGACCATGAAAAAGGGCATCTATGTCGGCATATCTCACGGGCGTTCGGCATCGACCCATACGGGGAAGAGGCGCAGTACCTTAGCGGATATGTGGGACAGAAGATGTTCCCGGTAGCGAAGAAATTTTTGTGTGAACATTGTAGACGTAGCTTATGTGGAAAATAGTACAAGCCATTTTATCAGGCAAATCACGGGAAGAAGTATATAACATGCTTTCTCCCGAACAGAAAGAGACGCTGAACAGCCTTGCCATAGCAAATGGTATAAACCGCCAACAACGTAGAAAACTTGAACGTGATGCGAAAAAGGGATTACATAGATGAACTGCTTGAATTGGCGGACAATGTCCTTTACATGGACTATTGCCGCCTTTTCCGGGTTATCCAATGGAACGTTTAGAACGCTTTGAACGGGTTCTCCATTGGGCTATACCGCTTGCTGTTTTGGTGAGGGTATTAGCTTGGTGTCTCTAATTCTTTTACATCCTCTAAAGCCTTATATAGCACATATAGCGTACCCATGTGACATTTGAACAAGTCGGTAACACCTTCCTCTACGTATTGTGCGTAATCAAACACCAGTTCGATAAGCTCCCCTCTAAGTTCTTCGGGTGTTATGCTATGTTTGAATAATTCGTCTATTGCGCTAAGGTCGTATTGCTTCTTAGCAGGTATTGTATTTCTTTCCATGATGAATATTTGTTTAGTCTTTTAGTAAAAGCCCGCCCGGAATAGGTACGGGCAGGGCTTGGCAATAGGGTTAGGCTGCTTTAGATTCTCTCACCATATTGGATATGATGTTGTATATCTTATCAAGGAAATGATTTCTCTCCGCTATTTCAAGTTTGGATTCGTCTCGTCTTGCTTTCTTGTAGTTCCGTATGGAGATATGGTATAGGTAATACAGCTGGTCATAAATCTTGTGCCATACGTCTTGCTGCCTTATATTCATGGCGGATGCGTATTTGTTTACCAGCTGCCGGATGTTGTCACGCATAGACAGCTGCGGCAATTCTTCCGAAGACATAGCCACTGACAATAAGAATTTCCCGTTTTCTTCCCGTTCTTTCTTTATTTCCGCAATCTCATTCTCTATATTCTCTATCCGTTTCTCGTATTCGAGGTTTATGTTCGCTTGCATTGCAAACATCTGTGCGGAAGAAAGATGCCGTTTCAATGCGTTTTCCATAGAGTTGAATGCTGCGATGTATTCCAATTTAAATTTTAGGGCTTTCTTACCAGTGAATCCCATTGCCAAAAGAGTGAACCCGTCTCGGTTCATTATAAATCGTCTTGCGGATTTCACCCCTCCATTGGGCTGTGGAACATCTTCTGTATATTCCACGAACATGTCCCGAACTTTTGCGTCACATTCATTATCAGCGTTTTGCAATAAATTATCTATTGCTCTTACTACATCGTTTGGCTCTTTGCCAAACTTTTCAGCAACCAAAATACTATTGGTTAACACTTGGTCATTTTGACCTTTAAAAACTAATTCATTTGCCATTTTTGTAACGTTTTATGGCATTGCAGAAAGAAGACGGTCTGCAATTAACCCGCCGTTACACATACCTAAGAGGCAGTTGGGAGGCTATTAACTCTCCACACGGGTTTGCAGACCGCTATAATATACAGCGTTAGCTTACAAGCATAAAAAATGCCTGCATAAAGCAGACAACCGTCCGCCTCTTAATATGTGTAACGCTGCAAATATACCTCTAATTTCTATAACGCCAAATAAAAAACTTAATATTTTACTTTTCTACCCCATATCATCGCGTTATACAACGAAGTGGCATACATCTTAACTTCTTCCTTGCTCTCAAGGAAATCAACCTTAGAAGCTGCTATCATAGCCTCTGTATAAATCTCTTTGTTTAAAATATTATTCTCTTTCATATTATCTGCATTTAACTTTTGTAAGTCCATACTTAGCCAATCTTAGATATATCGTCCTTACACTTACATTCAGCATCTCTGCCATTCTGCGGGGTGGTATCTTTTCTTCCTTGTACAACTTGGTAATGTTTTCTTCCGAAAGTGGGTCGACAAAAGGTTTCTTCGGCTCTGTTATCCCCATCCGTTTACGTGCTTTCGCTGCATATGCTTCATTTTGTTTGTCTTTTGTGACGTAAATAACAGTGGTCTTGTTAAGGCGTAGAGGGAACAGCCTTCTTTCCACTTCCTTGTGTTGTTCGGCAAGGCTTTCTACATCCCCGTTGACCGTAGTGTCAATCTTCTTGTATTTGTCCGGGATGCGGGAGTGTCTGTCTCTGATTATTCTGTCTGCTTTTCTCATTGGTTCAATATTTTAATAGCTCGCTCAACATCATCTTTCGACAATCCCAATAGGGTATCAGTCTTTACAAAGTGTTCAGCTTGCTCAAGAAGCATATCGCTATCATCATCCAGTATCACGTAATTAAAATCAACCCCAATATCTTTATAGTTCCAATTTTTCCCATTTTCAGAGTGGATATGAGTGTCAATCCATTGTTTTATCTCAACTCCACGAGGAATGCTAAGATGAATACCTTGCATAATGTAGGCATACGCTCTTATAGTTACTCCTATAATCCTATTTGCGTATGGAAACGGGAAAGGAACCAAATGCCCTATGGTAGTAAGCTTGCATTTCGTATCTTCTACCGTGTTTCTTCTCCAAGACGAAGAAATGACAATTTTGGCATCCGTAGCATCTATAATCTTGCCAAGTAAATCACACGCATCCTTATCAAGTGCATAATGTGACTTTTTCGTGGAAATTACTCCGTCTATATCAAGAAATATAATTTTCATGTTCAATGTATTATACTAAATTTATGATACCACTTGTCCGCATGGCTGAACCATCCTATAATAAATGATTTACCGAAGAGGGTTGCTTTGTATAGTTTACTCATATGCCTATTTCTTTTGCGTAGCGTTTCAATTCTCCAATGGAAAATAATCTCTCTTTCTCGTAAATCCCGGCTGCACTATGTTCAAGACTACATCCATTGGAATAATGCCACCCTTCAAGGAATAGCACAGCATCGCATTGAAGAAGGGCGGTAATATCCCTGCCTATATGCTCTTCATAACTCGTGTCCGGATTTGAAGACACCTCTAAGGGAGATACCGCTTCAAAACCAAGTTGTTCTATAAACTCGGAAGCGGATTTGCATCTTTTCTCAACATCTTTTATGTCATACCCGGTGATAGGCAGACTGATATATATTTTCTTTTTACTCATGTGTTTCTTTGTTCTTTAATTTATCAAGGAACTTGCTATCTCCCGAATAATCCGCACCGATAGCCTTTTTACTTTCAACAATCTGTTCCAAAAGGGTTATAGCTTCCTTTTTCACTTCTTCTACTTCATTATAACCGCAGGCTTTATCAACCAACTGCTCCATAGTCGATTTAGGCTTGGAAAGCTGTTCTTTGAGCTTGTTTAATCTCCAAAAGCAGTAATCAATTGTGGCGACGTGTTCTAAATTACTCATAGTTGCTTTTTCAATAATTCCGGGCTGTCGTAAATATTGCCTGCATATCTAATCCCGAACATATCTATCATTTGTCCTATTGGCTTATTTCCAAGATTTTGAGACAGAACTTCTAATAGCACAAAAGAACCGATTTTATCACTATACACTACTTCACATAGTACACCAGTGCATTCAACCAAATCATGCTCATATATTTCTCTATCATTGTATTTAACTCCCGTGAACTGCCCAACAGTTTCAGCCCATACGTCATCGCACCGGCAGTTTTCCGGAGAATATATCTTTGCCTTGTCTGTGAAGATAAGTCCGTTTTCGTCCCTTCCGGCAGTATAGAAAAAAGAGAGAAATCCATATATCCATTTCCCCGTATCAGTACTTTTTCCTCTGAATTTTATTTCACGTTTCATAATCAATATCTTTTCTCGTTTTTAATCAATCAGTTCAAATTCATATACGAAAACATAAGGATTGGATGCCCATGTACCTTTGCCGGAGACTTTATCTATCAGTTCTGCGAATGCGTCACGAGGATCATTGTAGTCGGGTATATCTGCGTAATGGAATGAATAAAAAGGAATATCCTTTTGTCCAGCATCCCATTTAAAAATTCCTTCCTTAAAGCAATCTTCATCGGAAATGTCTTGCAACCGTTCTATCTTGATGTCGGTAATGCGGATATGATGGGGCATGAGGTCAGCTTTTGTAAACATAGCATTACTCCATCCTTTTGTATGTGTCAATTTGTCTAATTCGTATTTGTCACAATACGCAGAACTTAATATATCTTTGTACGGCTGGGATATTGCCACTACATCACCAATATGCCATTTCGATTTATTGGCGGTGGGGTTAATTGGGTCTAAACAAATACGCCTTGTTTGCGTTTTATGACGTTTCAAAACAGCATCTAATAACCCAAATTTACGATTAAATAATATTCTTTTCATCTGACCTTGTATTCTTTATGTTTCCTTACTGGTGTAGAAAGTGCTTTTTCATAAGTCCATCCACACATTCTAACCCTTGTATTAACAGCACTTCTCTTAATTCCTATTTTATCACACCATTGTTGCAAATCTAATGTTGTTCCGTTAATGGTTATAAGAATGTTGCATCGTTTATTGTCATTTTGCTCTTTTGGAGTAGCCCAACGACAATTAGATGGCTCATAGTTGCCATTGTGATTTATTCGGTCTATGGATAGCTCTTTTGAATATCCATTGTCCATAGACCAATTATAAAATGCAGTAAAATCTTTCTTCCATTGTTGGCACATTGATATACCACGACCGCCATATCTATCGTATGCAGGATTGCTTTTTGTATAGCATCTTGACTTCATCCCAGACCAAATACGATATAGCCTTGTATTTTTCAATCCATGCTTAATGTTTTTGCTCTCATTAATAAGACACCCACAAGATTTCGTATTACCTGTAGTTAAGGCATTAGAACGAACAACGCAATGAGTTCCACAATCGCAAATACAATCGTAATAGTATTTCCTATCATTCCCTTTGTGATTGATTCCTATCACTGTTAATTTTCCAAATTTTGTTCCTTGTTGTATCATATTGTTTGAGTATTTTCCCTTTCCAATACAGCCTGGGTTAGGCTATATTTATCATTGAACATTATCTTCTTCATTGCTGTTTCTCCTCTACTTTAAAAGATAATTTCTCAAGTTTCTCCATCTGCTTACGAAGAGAAGCGATTTTCCTAATCTTCATTTCTTCCGCCTTTTTCAACGCTTCGGATTTATCGGTGAATGCGTTTTCCCCTATACGGAAGTAAGAACATAAACCATCCCTTACATATTCTCTATCTTCAAATCTACTTCTAATAATATCTGTTTCTATCTCTTTAATACCTTCTGTTAAGGCATACTTTGTTATAAATACTTTTGCCATAGTTGTAATCATTTATAAGGTTAAAGTGAATTAAGAGAGGCAGCGGACACGGGGCGAACCCAATCGTCACTGTCCTGAATGTTGTCGTATCTAAAACCGTCGCCCCAACTGAGAATAAAATTGCGTTTGTTTCCTTTTCTCGTAGAACACCAATACCAGTCATCTTTCACTGGTTGTTTTCCGCAGATAGCTAAGGCTGCATTCAGCATAACCTTATGTTCATACCCTAAGACACTCTCTTGTAGTGTAGGAATGCGCCAACTTAATCCACATAAGTCCAATGCTATGACTTTCTCAGCAATTTCGCTTCCGGATGCAGCCAATGCTTTGGTATTGCCTATTCCATCGGTATCCTTCATGCCTTCTTCTGTGGTTGGATATATCTTTCCTGTTTGCTCTTTCTCCCAATCAAGAAGAATATGGGTATCATTATCCATATCTTCCGGATAGAAGAATAAAGCATTGCCATCATGGATAATAACTGCACATTGTGCCTGTTCGTTTTCTTCATGCAGTCCCCAAAATTTAGGTTTTACAAAATTCTTATTGACGGTAAAGATGAATACACCATTACCTACATTTTCTTTTGTGTAAATTCCTTTGCTCATAATCATATAAGTTTTAATATTTCTCAAAA